TAAGGCCACAAACTGGAGAATGACCGTCATGGTTACACCAAATTTTGCCCCCAAGAGCAACAAGTCTTGGACAAGTAAAGAGTTGGAACAGCTTATCTCTTTGAAAAACGAAGGCTTTGGCTACAAGGACATTGCCGATCATCTAGGACGCACCGAGAAGGCGGTGCAAGTGAAGATGTCCAAGTGGAACAGTAGCATGGCGCAAACGTCAAAACGTGCTACTGCGTTGGCGAACAAGGAGCCATTTGACATCGCTGCGCTTGTTGATTGGGATGTCGAACCAAAAAATTCCGTACGGGCCAAACCGAAGTATTACTTACGTCATGTTACGTTCGAGACAAAGGAACAGGCCAAGGCGATGGGCGCACGTTGGGATGGTATGTGTTGGTTCATTCCCGATACCGTGACAGGTGAAGCACGTAAGACATTGACCGCAGAGTATGGTCCTGTGTTCTACGGCAACCACTCACGTAAGGGTAAGGGCCAATGGGATGCGTTCACCCCTGCCGAGTTGGATGACACCAAAGCAAAAGTGCAGTCCGAACCTGACCCGGGCAGATCTCACGTACAGGCCAAGCCAAAAGCTGTTACACAGAAGAAGGCACAGCCCGTCGTTGAATCAACGCGTACCGATCCCAAGGTTACCACCGCTGTCGATACAAACGTGTTTACTATCCGTATACCCAAGCGTCTTGTCTGGGGGGTACTGGTATCTGCGTTGGTAGTCGCTGCGTGGTACGTGGGCAAATCATTCTAATTCGGGCAACTGCCCGAAATCAAACGGGGTGGCGTGGTGTCACCCCACAACAAATGGAGAAATACAATGGCCTTATATTGGCAAAACAGACACCTAATGTCCTTTGATAAAGTGGCGGCAACATACGATGCTATCAAACCGCTGCGTGGTAAACTCAGTGATGCTAACGTACGTCCTCTTGGTGACCGTGCGCGTAAGTGGGAGCGGATCAAAAAGATCAACAACAACTGCTACGTGCTGACAGACGGGTATCACACTGGTGATGATGTGTTTAAGAGTTGGGGTTACAACCATAAAACAGGTAAACCAACCGAAGCAGAAATGATTAACCTTGCACCAATCGTGTGGCGTAGACACAGAGATGGTACGACGACAATCAAGGTGCGTAACGGTACAGGTCAAGGTGCACACAACGGTCGGTATAGTTTCTTAGACAGACACCTGCCAAACGGTATGCGGTTCATCGTTCGCAACGGCAAACACTTTATATCGTTGGGTCACGGCACCACTTACAAGGAATATTATCTTGCTAAGAGTAACACGTTAGCTGCGTGGGCATTGCCTGACGATGCACAGAGAAATCAGTGGACCAAAGACTTCACATCCCGTGATGATGGTGTGGCGCTGACGTTTCGTGTTGCCGATGACAAAATAACTTTTGTGGACGGTGGTAAGGGGTTGCCTGTTGCGCCCAAGGTTCGGGTAGATAAGAAAGCCAAAGCCAAGATGAAGGATGCTATTGCTGAGTTCCGTGAGTGGGCGTTCACCATGTATCCTTTGTTACCTACCAACGACTACGAGTATAACAATCGTATCCGTGATGAAATACGCAACGTGATAGGTGGCTACGGGTGGCATATAACTGGTAGTTTTAGTGACGATCCAGAGTTTACGCGTACGGTAATAAATGACCCTGACCACGGGTTACGTCTGCACCTGATGTACGGGATCATGGGTGAGACTGACTACCATCTGCGTCACACGTTTGACAGTGATGCGGATCATGTGAAGACTGTCAAATCGCAATTCAACCGTAAAATCAACAAAGTCTGTGGTTTTACAAAACAAGTGAGAGGATAAAAAATGTCTATAAGCCATACAACAGTGGACGCCGCCAAAGGATATGCGGCTGAATATATGCGTAAGCGTGGGTGCGTATCGCACGAACAAGATCAGTATGTGAAACCTCAACTGTACGAGTTCGTTCGCGCAATAGAGAAAACGCTACGCGTAAAGACCATACCGCGCTGTGACAAGACAGTACATGTGTACCGCGAGGGTGACCTGATGACTATGGGTTACATTGGGTATGGCGACTTTGCGACCAGTGTGAACGGGGGTAACAAGTTTATAGTATGTGCGCGTGGTATTGAGAATATGAAGTATTCTACCAGTGGAAACCAACACAACATGCGTATGGCGATCAACATGGATACCGCCGTGAAACATGCTAAGAGACACCTTGTATCTTACACTGTGGGAGAATGTGCTCTTGCTATGGTGCGCGATGTCACGGGAGAGGTAAACACGTTCCGAAATGCAGTACAGAGTAAGTATGACGAAACTATACAGTCGGTGGGGATAAACACACGCGGTTACGGTCCAGACAAGAAAGCCGCAGAACGTTTGATGGCCGAGCTACGAACCATGGTGCAGTCTGGGCATACGTTCATCGACAAGGAGCTTAATGCTGCCGTACATACTATGTTTGAGCAACAGGAAGAAGCCAACAGGTTCAGGGATCGGGCTGTGCCTATGGACTTTGTGAACATTGCCGAGCGATGGGGTAAACAAGTGGTCAACTGTGCGCGTATCAAAGACGTGACCACAAGCTACAATCCCGAGGTAGAGATGGTACGATCTTACGAACCAGACGAGGTGTCGGAAGATATGCAGCACAAGTGCGCTGCTATGAGTATGTGTGAGGATGGTCACTTCGTAGAGGGTGTGGGGTACAAAGTAAATGCCCATACGTTTTACCTCTACGTGTGAGGTGTTACACTGTGACACCAACCAATGACATCACTTACAACATACAGATACACCATACCACCAAAACTGTCCAAGTGGCATGTATAGGTATGAATTGTGTTGACGCAGACTTAAAAGGCTATTATATGTCTGTAGACGATCTACCGCTATGGGTGCAGGACAGGTTGTCTGTGCTTATGATGTTGGACGTACCACCTCCTCTTACCGATGTGGATGGGGTGGGTAGCAGACTAGGGCCATATACTTATTGGGTCTACAAATAAATTCGGGCAGATGCCCGAAACCGCGAGGCGGTCACCGCTGCCTCGCAACTGGTATCTTGGAGGACGACAATGACACCCGAAGCAAAAGTTAAAAAGAAAGTGGTAGAGCAGCTAAAGCAATTACGCGCCTACTACTTCTACCCTGTAACAGGTGGCTACGGGCGTAGCGGTGTACCTGACATCATAGGATGTTACGAAGGATTATTTTTTGGGATCGAATGTAAGGCAGGGAACAACAAACCCACACCATTGCAGGAGAAGAACCTAAAAGAAATACGTGCCGCAGGGGGATTGGACATGGTTGTTAATGAGGACAACATGCACACGGTAATGGACGAGTTACGTGTATGGTCTATGGTCCCAGACGGTTAACCCAAGCTGTGAGTGGGTTGCGGGTTTATGGATATTGTCCCGCGAAAACCGCAGCAGTACGAGCAACGCCCTCCATGATATTACTCATTGCGTTTGTGATCGTACCGAAGAAACCGCGTTATGGTTAGTCCCTGTGGCTTCTAACATGGGGCACCACTTTAACAATGGAGGAACCTATGGGTGACGAGCAGTTAACTACGTTTCAAGAAGCTAACCTAAAATGGTTGAAGCGACAGGTTGATAACTTACAGGATGAACAGCACCGTGCAGATGCGCGGCCTCGCATACAACAGGAACTTTGGGCTGCGCGTGAGGAGCTTGACAACTACGTCAAGACGCTGCGTGACCACGGTATAAAAATATGAACGAACAGGAACGTGTAAAATACGAGGAGTTGTACCGACAAAAGTGGGAGCAGCAAATTAAAAAAGATAAGAAAGATAATCCTCGTTTAGTAACAAGTAACAGGTACATAAACAACACCATGCACAAAGAAAATGGTTCAAAGGGTGGTAGACCCAGAAAGGAGGAGAACAAACTAAAACTGACAAAGGACGCTGAAGTGTTGAACCGCATGTTGCAGCGTAAGATGACGTTAGGAGACGCCGCAGAAATAATGGGCATAAGCCGAAAATGGGCGTCAACGTTAAAAAATAAATATGATTTGCCAAGATAGGAGAATGGCTATGGTTGCGAAGAAAACAGCAGGGGCACCCCTCGAAATACATACTGTCAAACAGGGGCGTATCAAACTGCGGATGGTTGGTCAGACACCGTTGTACTTTAATAGTATGGGCGCAAAAGCGTGGCGTGATCTGTTAGTGGGTGCAGGTAAAAAGACTGCGGCTGAAAAGAAAGAACTAAAACATAACCCCGAAAAAGAATTTAGGGAAAGTGTTTACACTAAGAAAACAGGAGACACGCTGTTGTGCTTCCCTGCGGCAGGGGTAAAGGGTGCTATGGCTACGGCTGCACTAGAAACGGCAGGGATCACTAAGACAAGTGTGCAGCGGCTAATATTTCTGCCCGAAAGCCATGTGCAGATTTGGGGCAAGCCGTATCTGAAGATGGACATTGTTCGGTCTGCGGATATGAATAAGACCCCCGATGTTCGTACCCGTGCGTACCTACCCAACTGGTGCGCAGAGGTGGATATAAAGTTTGTTACACCAACGCCCAGTGCCATGGCTATCTCGTCATTGTTAATGAACGCAGGGATAATCGTGGGGCTTGGCGACTTCAGACAGGAGAAAGGTCGTGGCTCTTATGGCACGTTCTCTGTAACAGGTTCTGAGGATATGGGGGAACAACAGGCTATTTGGGATGATATCACGCAAGAAGCGCGTGAGGTCCAAGAGATGGCATTAGAGTATCCCGAATGCGCTGATGAACAGACAGCGGAGCTTATGCAGTTCCTACAAGAAGAACGGTTGCGTCGAGCAGCTTAAACGAAGAGGGGCGGTTAACGCCGCCCTAATTCACGGATAAGGCGGTTATGGAGTGTTGGGGTTTGGTCCGTTGCGGTCAGTCGGGGCGGTCGAGGTGAGATGAGGTCTGATATGTTAAGGTCGGGCGGGGTTTGGTATGGCGGTCAAGGCGGTTGAGGCGCGGTGAGTTGGGTTAAGGCACGGACGGGCGTGGTACGGCAAGGCGGTCAAGGTGTGTTGTGTTCGGGTATGGCGAGCTACGGTGAGATATGGTCGGGTGAGGCGGTCGTGGTGCGTTCCGATGTGGCGCGTTCCGATGTGGCGCGGCCCGTTTGGGCGGTCTAGGTTGGGTGTGGCGCAGCGTGGTCCGATGTGGCGCGGTGTGGCACGACGAGACAGCTAAACTAATGAGAAGGTGGTGGGCTGTAGTGGCCCACTACATAAAAATAAATTTACTGGAGAACTAAATATGGCTAATTTTTCTAAGAAAACAAAGCAGCGTATCATTGACGATTACCTGCATAAAACAGGCGCGAACATGTTTGTGCCCTCAGAGTTTGTCGATTGGTTAGCAGGGCAACCAGAACATGAGGCTTACCCTGCGTTCTACGAGATGGATGATGCAGAAGCAGCGCGTCAATTCCGTATTCAAATGGCACGTCAGATGGCATCTGGTTTGCGTATCGTTGCGAAGACAGAAGAAGTCGAAAGCTCGGTGGTTTCTATCAAGGTGGCAGAATACCCTGCGTATATATCCCCTGTGTCTAAAAGGCGTGATGGTGGTGGGTATGAACCGTTTGATCCTAGTGATGAAACTGCGCAATCTGAGTTACGTAGGCAGGCAGGCACAAGTCTAGCTGCGTGGTTGGAGCGGTTCCGCGGCTGCGCTGAACATATAGGGGTGGATGTCACTCCATTGGAAGATATCGTGCGTGTATTACGTGACGAAAAAGACGAAGCGGTGGAGGCATAAATGGCTAAGAAAGGATCGCCGTACGCGGATAAGATATGGGCGTACAAGATAAAACATCCTACAGCGAAAGCTAGGGAAATCGCGGACGCGACTAACACATCTTATGGGTACGTCTATAAACTTCTAAAGAAGATCGGCACACCAGACGAAGTGTTTGAAAAGGAAGCGCGTAGGGTCACGCGTGGGCAGGTGCTAGATACCGCCAAAGAATATGTGACCAAAGATCGTGCGGCTGACCATGGCAACATGGAAGATAACTTCAGCACCATAGGCAAGTATTGGTCGGTGCATCTAGGTGTGGATGTAAGTGCCACAGATGTAGCTGTGATGATGACGTTGTTGAAAGCTGCACGTATAAAGTCGAACCCGTCACATCCAGACAACTGGGTAGACGCATGTGGTTACATGGCATGTGGTGGCGAGATAGTGGGTAAGGTCTGATGGACCTAATCACGTTAGATTTTGAAACCTATTACGACAGGGATTATTCTCTGTCTAAGTTAACAACAGAAGCCTACGTCCGTGATCCTCGTTTTGAGGTGATCGGCGTGGCTGTCAAAGTAAATAATGGAGAAACGGAGTGGGCTAGTGGAACGCATGAACAACTTAAACGATACCTTGGAGCCTTCCACTGGGAAGAAGCTATGGTACTTTGCCATAATACTATGTTTGATGGTGCCATTCTTAATTGGCATTTTGATATTCGTCCTCGGATGTATACCGATACTTTGTGTATCGCCCGTGCTTTACATGGGACTGAAGCTCGCGCAAGTCTCGCGGCGTTATCTGAAAGGTACAATCTCGGCACTAAGGGGACAGAGGTCGTACGTGCCCTCGGGAAAAGGCGTGGAGATTTTGGACCCGTAGATTTAGCGGAGTACGGCGACTACTGTATCAATGACGTGGACCTCACCTATAAACTTTTTAGTAGGATGGCCCGACAGTTCCCCAAGCAGGAGCTACGTTTGATAGACGCCACCCTGCGTATGTTTACCGAACCTACTTTGGACTTAGACCGTGGCTTGTTGCAGTCGCACCTTCAAGATGTGAAAGATCGCAAGGCCAAACTGCTGACTGATGCAGGGGTAGAAGATAAGAAAGACCTTATGTCCAACCCGAAGTTCGCGGAGTTGTTGAAAGGGTTTGGGGTCAAGCCCCCGATGAAGACGAGCCTGACCACAGGCAAAGAAACATTCGCGTTTGCCAAGAACGACGAAGCGTTCAAACAGTTGTTAGAACATGAGGATGATCGTGTGCAGTCGCTAGTAGCGGCGCGTCTTGGTAGTAAGTCTACGTTAGAAGAAACACGTACCCAAAGGTTTATCGACATTTCAGACCGTGGGCTTCTGCCCGTTCCTGTAAGATATTACGCTGCGCATACTGGACGGTGGGGTGGCGACGACAAGATCAACCTACAAAACCTGCCGAGCCGTGGACCAAACGGCAAGAAGCTAAAGCAAAGCCTTATCGCACCCGAAGGACATTCTCTGATAGACTGCGACAGTTCCCAGATCGAAGCGCGTGTATTGGCGTGGCTTGCAGGGCAAGATGATCTGACCCAACAGTTCGCGGATGGCGAGGACGTATACAAGTACATGGCGTCCAGTATCTATAACGTGCCAGTAGACGGGGTGAGCAAAGACCAGAGATTTGTGGGTAAGACTACAATTCTTGGCGCAGGTTACGGTATGGGTGCCGTTAAGTTCCAAGCACAGCTACAGGGCATGGGTGTCTACATAGACTTAGAAGAAGCACGGCGCATCATACAAGTATACCGCGATGCCAACGGCGCAATCAGTTCCTTGTGGCGAGCCGCGAACAACATGGTGCAGTATATGCAGCGTGGGGATACCCTAAACTTTGGGCGCGAGGGCGTGTTAAAGGTGGACGCATCTACCAGCTCAATAATCTTACCTTCTGGCCTACCTATGTTTTATCATGGGTTAGCCGCAGAGCAGGGCGAACGTGGCCCCGAGTACACATACAAAACGCGCAGAGGCGCAAAGCGTATATACGGTGGTAAGGTGGTGGAGAACGTGTGCCAAGCTATTGCACGTTGTATCATAGGACATCAAATGTTACTTATTGCCAAGAGATACAAAGTTGTGCTAACTGTACATGACAGTATTGTGGCCTGTGTAACCGACGAAGAGTTGGATGAAGCGCGAGCATATGTCGAAGAATGTATGAGCCAAACACCTAAGTGGGCTGATGGATTACCGATCACATGTGAAAGCGGGACAGGCAAATCATATGGAGAATGTGAGTGACAAAAGTATGGCCGTGGTCCTTCAGTAAGATCAAAGACTTTGAGCAATGCCCGAAGCAGTATTACCACAAACAC